TATGTCGATGCAAACTTTAAAGCTAAGAAAGAAACAGATTAGAGGTAATATTGTTATACGTAAAACTCCGAAGAGGACAGTCTATAGATAGGGCTCTCAGTATACTGAAGAAAAAGGTAAAAGAATCAAAGTTAATGTTAGAGTTAAAAGAAAGAGAACATTATACTAAACCATCAGTCAAAAAAAGACTGGCGAGAGCTAAAGCAAAGATGAGACACAAAAAAAGTCTCAAAGGTTAACACTTTTTTTTGTAACTATATATTTATATATACAAAAAATAAATACACTACGAACATCCGTTCATCTTGTAGTGTAACCGAATAAAATTCGCATTATAGTTCCAAATAACTATATTAATTCCAAACCAAGGATTATTCGTAATCCGAGGAGAAACATAATGGATGACTTATTAAAAGAAGCCATCGCAGATGCTAAAGCAGTTCGTGAAACAGCTCTTGAAAATGCAAAGATTGCATTAGAGGAAGCTTTTACTCCACGTCTACAATCCATGCTTTCAAAGAAAATCCAATCTGAAATCGAAGTCGAAGAAGGTGAGCACGAGGATGATGAGGATGTCGAAGAAGCAAGACATGATGATGAGGAAGTTGATGAAAAGATGAGATTAAAAGCTGACGATGAAGACCCAACTGATAAAGATTCTAACGAAGCAATGCATGATGAAGAAGAAGATGATGATGTCGAAGAAGCTAGACACGATGATGAAGAAGATGTTGAAGAGGGTATGCATGATGAGGACGAGGACGAAGATGATGTAGATGAAGAACTCGACTTAGAAAGTGTATTGAAAGAGTTAGAAGCTAGTATTGAAGAAGATGATGATGTTGAAGAAGGCGCTAGAATGGAAGATGAAGACGAAGAAGAAAAAGATGAGAGCGTTGATGAAAATGACGTATCTTCAGAAATAGGTGCAGCTGACAACAAACTCAACAAAAAAGCTATCGATTCTACTGACATCGGTAAAGCTAACAAAGCTAAATTTGAATCTAAAGAGCAAGTTGAAGAAGAAATAGATTTAGATGAGGTATTGAAAGCTTTGACTGAAGAAGATGAAGAGGAAGCTGTTGAGGAAGTCAACGAAGTATCTAAACTTCAAGCCGAACTCGATGAGCATCGTGATGTAGTGAAATACCTACGTGGCAAATTAAATGAAGTTAACTTGCTTAATGCAAAATTATTATTCACCAACAAACTTTTCAGAGCATATGGATTATCCAATGACCAGAAAATGAAAGTTGTTGAAACTTTTGATAGAGCAACTAACTTACGTGAAGTTAAATTAGTATATTCTACTTTAGCTGAATCATTTGGTGTAAACACTAAAAAAGAAATTAAGGAATCTAAAGGTTCTGCTTCTAAAGCAGTCGCATCAACAAAATCTGAAAAACAAGAAATTATTTCTGAAGGTTCAGAGTTGAGAGACAGATTTAAGAAGTTGGCCGGGATTACTAAATTTAGTATTTAATTAATTAATAATATTTCAATCGGAGAAATATAATGTCAAAACAAATCGGCACAATTGAAAAGTTGATGGATGGATATAATCCACACCGTCAACGCATGGAGGAAACCCGCGGATTGGTCAAGAAGTGGGAACCAACAGGATTGTTGGAAGGCCTCAATGATGAACAGAAAGTGCACGGAATGGCAACTCTACTTGAAAACCAGGCTCGTCAGTTAATTGATGAGGCTTCACAAGTTCAGACGAGTGCAAACTCAGAAGAATGGAGTGGAGTAGCTTTACCATTGGTTAGAAAAATCTTTGGTGAGTTAGCGGCTCAAGAGTTTGTTTCTGTTCAACCGATGAACCTACCATCTGGTCTTATTTTCTATCTTGATTTCAAGTATGGAACTGCACAGGCTGGATTTACAAGTGGCAACGATGTATTCGGTGTTACTTCTGGTTCTGGTGACCCAACCGCTGGATTGTATGGAGCAGGTCGTTTTGCTTATTCAGCAAATGACACAGCTTCAGCAGCTCAGTCAGTTCACGCTTCAAGTGTAGCAAGCGGAACTTACACAACTGGTTCAGTATCTTTTCAAGACATTGACTTTGAACCAGACCTATCTGCTTCTATGGCCTCTGGCAATACAGTAGATAATGGACTTATGAAAATCAACACTGCAGTAGCAGCATTAACAAATCCTGATTTAGAAGGTATTCGTGCGTTTACTGTTAGTGGTAGTGGATTTGATGAGTTCTTCCCAGCGTTTACCAAATTAAACGCAGCAGAGGATGAAATATCCTTTATCGTAAGAAAATCTGTAGCTGGTGTTTCTGGTGATTTAGTAATAAACTTCCACAAACAACCAACCGATATTACTCGTGGTGACTTTGAAGCAACTGCAAGTGGTACTGGTGCAGAATCAGATGCAGGTATACCTGAGATTGATATCCAAATGCGTTCAATTCCTATTGTTGCTAAAACAAGAAAGTTGAAAGCTGTTTGGACTCCTGAATTGGCTCAAGACCTTAACGCATATCACTCAGTTGACGCTGAAGCTGAGCTTACCTCACTATTAAGTGAGTACGTATCAATGGAAATTGATTTAGAAATCCTTGATATGTTAAGAGCAAATGCTACTGCTAAGACAGAGAGATACTCTGCTAAGGTTGGATTTGAGTTTAATTCAACAACAGGTATATTTGAAGAAACTTCTGCAAACTCAAATGCATACACAAAAGGTGAGTGGTTCCAGACTCTTGGTAACAAGATACAGTCTGTTTCCAACGCAATTCATCAGAAGACCCTACGCGGTGGTGCGAACTTCATCGTAGTAAGTCCTGAAGTTGCTACTATCCTTGAATCAATTCCTGGATATGCAACTGCATCTGATGGTGATGCTTCAGCTAACCAATATGCAATGGGTGTACAGAAAGCTGGTCTCTTGAACAACAGATTTACTGTTTACAAGAACCCATATCAGTTTGAGAATGTAATTCTCGTCGGTTTCAGAGGTAGTAACTTCTTAGAAACTGGTGCTGTATATGCTCCTTATGTACCAATGATTATGACTCCATTAGTGTACGACCCAACCAACTTTACTCCACGTAAAGGTGTGATGACTCGTTACGCTAAGAAGATTGTAAGACCTGAATTCTACGGATTAGTAGTCGTTGCAGATGTTGATAAAGTCTAATTAGATTAATCAACATTTATCTTAGTGAAAAAGGGGAAGCTTCGGCTTCCCCTTTTTTGTTTGGGTTATATTTATTATTGAATAAATACATTTTTTGGAGAAACAAATGGCTCAACAACCGATATGGCCAGGTAGTGGTTCGGCAGTAAGTGGTAGTACTCCTTTTGGTTTATATGACGAAGATAGTACCTTTCAAACAGAAGCACCACAATTTGCAACTTGGTGTGCAAGAAGATTAGGATATCCTATAATGTCCGTTGAATTACAAGATGTTCAATTTTATGCTTGTTTAGAAGAAAGTGTTTCTGAATATTCTTCACAAATCAATCAGTTCAATATAAAAGATAATCTATTAGCATTAAGAGGTCAACCAACAGGTTCTAACTTTACACATAAAAGAATATCACCTACCCTAAATGAAACAATTAAATTAGCAAAACAATATGGTACAGAAGCTGGAGTTGGTGGTGACGTTGATTTAAAAAAGGGTTCAATATCTGTCACAAGTGGTTCACAGGAATATGACTTGAACGCTTTATTTTCAGAGGTATCCGAGAGTGGTAATGCTATAGAAATAAAAAGAGTATACTATGAAGCAACACCAGCCATACAAAGATATTTTGACCCGTATGCTACAACAGGTTATGGTACAATAAATTTAGTACAAGGTTTTGGTTTTGGTGATTATTCCCCAGCAGTCTCTTTTACTCTTATGCCAATATTTGAGGATTTACTGAGGGTTCAAGCGATTGAATTAAATGACCAAATTAGAAAATCAGCATATTCATTTTCGTTAGTAAATAATAAATTAAGAATTTTTCCAGACCCAGATAGTGATAGAACTTTGTATTTTGATTATGTTTTAGCAAGTGATAGAAACAATCCTTTACAGACAGAGTATAGTGGTTCTGCAGATGTCGTATCCGATTTTTCTAATGTTAAATACGATAATATACAATATCAATTTATAAACGATGTTGGTAAACAATGGATTAGAAAGTATGGATTAGCACTCACCAAAGAGTTGTTAGGTATCATACGTAGTAAATATGGTACAGTTCCTATTCCTAATGCTGACACGACTCTTGATGGGGATACTTTACGAAACGAAGCAGCGGCAGAGAAAGAAGCTTTAATCACACAACTCCGAGAAATGTTAGAACAAACAAGTAGAAAAGCTTTATTGGAAGCTGACAAAGATGAAGCAGAGTTTTTACAAGAGAAATTAAATAAAGTACCTTATCCAATTTACATAGGTTAATATTATGGCACAACGATTTTATTCACAACTTGACCTTGATACATTTGATAAATTTGGTAGAGAATTAGTTGGTGATGCTGCACATTCAGACGATGGTATAATTTTTCAACCAGTAGAAGTTTATAAGATTTCTGTGCAAGACACTAAAACTAATATCTATGGTGAAACAGTCGGTGGTAAAGTTTATAAACCAGGTGTACAGGTAAATGTAATCATAGATGCAGAAGACCAAACAACTACAACAGATGAATTTGGGCCAGATAGAGTTCAAACTGTAACATTTTCTTTTTTGAGAAGAGTATTAAGAGAAATAGAATTTGTTGTTGATGTTGGTGATGTAGTAAATTGGAATGATGGTTTTTGGGAAATAAGTTCTAAAAATGAAAATCAATTAATAGGTGGACAAACAAGTGGTGATTATAATTATTCGGTTGTTTGTGAAGCTTATCTAACAAGATTATCACACCTAAATATTGAAAGAGTGAGAAGTATATAATGCCAACTACGAAACCGTTACCACGAAAGAAAAGAGTTTTAAATCGTGGTTTTTTATATTCACGTTCAAAAGATGATGTCAAAAATCCAGAGGTAACATTATTAGATATTGATAGTGCTATAAATTTTTATTTTAATAATGTTATAAAACCATCAGTTGAAGATAATGGTGAAAATGTAAAAGTGCCTTTGATGTACGCATCACCTGAACGTTGGAAATCCATACAACGTGATGGGTTTATGAGAGATAAAAAAGACC